GCTGGATCGGCCCCTTCGATCACTACACGCAGGGCAGCTACATCGGCGTTCGTCTGAAAGGCGTCGATCGAGGAATCTGCCCGCAGTTCGGATATGACAACCCGCCGTTCGCGGCGCGTCGGTATTCTTGCAGGATCTCACGCATGCGAGCTTTTCGAATGCAGAACAGCAGGATCTGCATCTCGTCAAGCACCTGATCATGCAATGGGCCAAGGCGCTCGAAGATGAGATGAATTTGAAAATCTTCGAGGTTGCTGGCGGCACTCGCTACATCCGCCACAATCTGGACGGGCTTCTCCGCGGCGACTTCAAGAGCCGCATGGACGGTTATGGGGTGGCAATCCAAAACGGGATCCGGACACCAGATGAAGTGCGTTCTCTGGAAAACTTGCCAGCAAAGGGCGGGGCGGCGGATCAGCTTCATATTCAGGGCGCCACCGTCCCGTTGGGGACGCAACCGGCGATAGCTCAACCCCCTGCCAACGACAATTCTGTTGAGGAAAATGCTGCAGCATGACCGAAATTGAAAAACGTAGCGGGTCTCTCGGCGTAGAGACCCGAGCAGACGACAGTAAACGTGTGCTGACGGGATACGCGATTATCTGGAATAGCAATACGACCATCGGCGACTATTTTGTCGAGCGGATAGCACCGGGCGCATTTTCCGGGTCGATCGGCGGCGACATCCTTGCCCTTCTGCACCACGATTCTGGTCGTGTGCTGGGTCGGACCAAAAGCAACACGCTAAGGCTGAAGGAAGATGCCCGCGGGCTTCACGTCGAAATCGATGTGCCCAACACCACCGACGGTAACGATCTATGGGAACTGGTCGAGCGCGGTGACATCACGGGCATGTCCTTCGGAATGCGGGTAACGAAGCAGGAATGGGATGATACAGGCGCGATACCTCATCGCACCATTCTTGAGGCGGAGCTTTTCGAAGTCACTGCCACTCCCACACCCGCCTATGAAGACACGCAACTGGCGAAACGCTCGTTAGATGCGTGGCGAGCCGAGGCTGATGCGACTATAGCACGGCGCCGAGATGAAAATCGAACGGCAGCCGCCCGCCGTATCGCTGAGAAACGCGCCTCTTTTGAACAGAGAATTCGCGGCATCGCCTGATGTCGTGACTATTACCCGGCATGCCGGAGGGCCTGCAATGCAGGCCAGAGCAACACCGTTATCTTCAAGGAAAATCTAATGTCTCTTACCGAACTGCACGAGCAGCGCGGCCGTCTGGTCACGCAGGCTCGCGAAGCCCTCGACGAAATCAAGTCGAACACCGACGAAGCGCGATCCAATGAACTGAACGAACGCCATGACCGCATCATGGTAGAATTCGACAAGATCGAAAATCTTATCAAGCGCGAGAAGACACTGGCTGCAATTGAAGAGCGCGCAGCAGATGAGCGAGCACGACAGCGCCCGATTTCCGATTCCGAAGGTCGCGGTAGCGATGTCGGCGACGAAATCGAATATCGTTCCGTGTTCTATAAATTCCTCGCCAACAATGCCGATATCGGCGAATTGTCGGGAGAGGAGCGCGCCGTTCTAAAGCGTGGCGTTCAGCCCGCTGCCGAGACCCGTACGCAAGTAACGGCGACCAACGCCGCCGGTGGCTACACCGTACCGGTCGAGCTCGCCAACGAGATCGTCAAGTCTATGAAGGCTTGGGGCCCGATGTACGATGAGGACATCGCGACCGAGATCGTTACTTCCGCTGGTAATCGTATCAACATTCCGACGGTTGATGATACCGGAGTTGAAGCCGAAAAGCATACCGAAGGAACGCCATTGACCGACGATGGCGGCAAGGACGTGACGTTCGGTCAGAAGAATCTTGACGCGTTCGTTTACGACACTGAGTTCGTCAAGTTCTCCATGGAACTTGCACAGGATTCAATTTTCAGCGTTGAAGCCCTGCTTGGCCAGCTTCTAGGCGAGCGCCTTGGTCGTATTGCAAACAAGCAGCTGACCATCGGCACCGGCACCGACAGCCCGAACGGTCTCGTCACCGCCTCTTCGCTTGGCAAGGAAACGGCTGCCTCGGCGGCGATCACTTCTGACGAACTGATCGACCTGCTGCATTCGGTCGACCCAGCTTATCGCCAGAGCCCGAAAACGCGCTGGATGTTCAACGACCTTACCCTGGGTTCGGTCCGTAAGATAAAGGATAACGAAGGCCGTTACATCTGGTCGATGGGCGACATCACGAAGGGTGAGCCCGGCACCCTGCTTGGCTATCGATACAGCATCAACCAGGCAATGGCTGGCATCGGCGCGGGCAACAAGCCAATCGTGTTCGGTGACTTCGGCAAGTACTTTGTCCGAAAGGTCGGTTCTCCGGTGATTGGCGTTCTTCGCGAGCGCTTCTGGCCGGATCTGGGCATTGCCGGCATCATCCGCTTTGACGGTGAGCTCGGCGATACCGCTGCGGTCAAGCATCTCGTAAACGCTGCATCTGGCGGCTAATCAATCTTCGGGGCGGTTTATCCGCCCCGTTCCTTTTTGGGGACGATCATGAAAATTACGATTACGACCAGTCTGTCAGGGCCGACCTACACGCTCGAACCTGGCGCCGTCGCCGACTTTGCCGAGGCCGAAGCGATCCGCCTCATCAACGCTGGTTTTGCTATTCCCGCTACAAATGATGGCGACGTCGAACGTGCTGTGAAATCCGTTCCCAATGGGGAGAGGCGCGAGAAGCGAGGCCGATCGAATGTGGCATCCGTATAAGGTCGCGCAAGGTCCGACGGGCGATGTCATCGCGCTTGAGGATGTAAAGCGCCATTTGAATGTGATGCACGACGATGATGACGTTTACATCCGATCGCTCATTACGGCCGCATCTGACTTTGTTGAGAAGTATTGCGGGATCGTCGTCGCGGGGCAAAAGATCGAAGCGTCATGCGATGCTTTTTCCGACATGTCTCGTCTGTCGGTTGGTCCGGTATCAGAAGTCGATAAGATCGAATATATCGCTCCCGACGGATCGAAGAACTCGGTAAACGCTGATGCATATGTTTTGAACAGCGATGGTGTCGAGCCGTCGATTGCCTCGGCATATGGAAGCCGTTGGCCGATTGTTCGGCCCGGGTCTCGTATAGCGGTCACCATGAATGCAGGTTTCAATCCACTTCCAGCATCTATTCGTCACGCCATGCTGTTGTGGATTGCCGATGCCTACCTCGTTCGGGCTAACAGTGCGACGGTCGAATGGTCGGCTTTTGACAGTCTGCTTTGCAATTACCGACGAGGTCGATAATGGCCGAGACGAAGTACCGAGCCGATGCAATCGGCCAGATGAACGCCCGCATCACCTTTGCCAAACGGGTCGAGATTGATGATGGTTTCGGCGGCACCCGCGGCGAGTGGCAAGACCAATTCACAGTGCCAGCCCGTTTGAAACCGAAGTTTGGCGGCAATGCTGAAAGCCTCGTGGCATCAAGGCTGGTTTCAAAGCAGCCCTATAACTTGACGATCTACAGCAGCACAGCGGCGAGACAGGTCACAGCCTCCTGGCGCGCCTATGATGCTCGGGCAGGCAAGACCGGCGAAAACCCAAATCGCGTTTTTGGCATTAAAACCATCGTCAACCCCGACGAAACAAACCGCTTTCTCGAAATGCTGGTTATTGAAAACGAGGTCGCCTGATGGTGGTTCGTGCGAAGCTTAAGCGCACCGATTTGCTGAAGAAGATTCAGCAGATCGCGCCGAAGGCGATCGAAAAGATGGCCGAAGCCCAGTTGCAGGTTGCTGAAGAAGTTGCAGAAGCAATCAAGGCGCGCGCTCCAGTTCGCGCCAATGGCGGTGGCGAATACAGAGATAGCATCCACGCCGCCAAGCAAAGCGATAATCCAGGCAAAGAGGTCTTCGGCGCCCGCAAATCGACGGACCCGAATGCTGTCGGCGTCTACGGAAGCTGGATCTGGCGCTTTCTGGAATTCGGCACGAAGGCAAGCGCTGGCACCGCTGCTCGCGTCGATCGTCGGTACAAGTCTGGCACAGTCATGACCAAGGCCAAAGGGCCGCACGCCGCTACACCCGCTATGCCGCACGTTTTCCCAGTCTGGCGCGGCATGCGGAAGAAAGCCGTCAGACGCATTCGTGCGGCGATGAATAAGGCGATCAGAGAGGCCATGCGAAAATGATCGATAGCGAAAGCTTAGAATTGCAGGGCGCGATCGTTTCTCGTTTGCGTTATTGGCCCGATCTTACGGCATTAGTCGGCACTAAGATCTATGACATCGTGCCGTCAGACACTACCGCGCCTTACGTCGAGATTGGTGATTTTGACGACCATCGAGACGACAAAACCTGCGTATCCGGCCGGCTTATTTACGTGACGATTCACGTCTGGACGAAAGCACCGGCTGGTAGCAGCCGTGTGGAGGCCAGCAGGATCGCGCGGGCCGTAGAAGGTGCGCTCACTGATGCCAGCCTGACGATGCAGTCATATAGGCTCGTTTCGTTGGACCACAACCGAACGCAGATTTTCAAAGATCTGGACGGCGCCCATCTACACGGCGTCGTCGAGTTTACCGCCAGGACAGAACGCCTGTCCTAGCCCACATCCCCAAACAATCAGTTCAACCGCAGCCCGCCATTTCGGCGGGCTTTTTTATTGAAAGGCCATAAAATGGCTGATGGACAGCAAATCGGTCGCCTTCTCCTCATTCAGATTGGCGATGGCGCAACTCCCGAAGTTTTCACGAACCTCTGTGGATTGCAGACCCGTTCGTTCAATATGTCGGCAAACTCCGTCGATACCACGATCCCAGATTGCCAGAATCCCGGTGCAACGCCGCAGAAGACTGGCGTGCCTGGTATCAAGCAGCGCACATTTACCGGCTCCGGTAAGTTCGTGGCGGGTGCGAATTCCGCCTACTTCATCGGCAAGGTGAACGACGCTGCGATTTTCAACGCGATCGTAATTGTTCCTGGCCTTGGCTCATATGAAGGCCCGTGGTTCGTGACGGACTTTGAATTCTCCGGCGAGCAGGAAGGCAATATGGACTTCAGCGCTACCTTCGAAGCAGCAGGTCCGCTGACTTTCGAAGCTGAGGTATAACATGGAGCTTCCGGTTAACGGAGCTCGCGGCGAAGTCGGCGTCACTATCGGTGGCGTCGAAATCGTCCTCGCGGCAACAATGAAGGGCTTGGCAGCGGTTTCGACCGATCTTGGCTGCAAGTCTATGAACGACCTGTTCACGCTGCTGTCGGAAACCGAGATCAACGCGGCTATGGCAGGCATTCGTCATCTTACCATTCGGGGCGATGCTGCCGCAGCGATCGAGCGATTGAATTTGAGCCATTTCGCTTCGCTCTCCACGGCATTTCAGGCTGCGCTAGCGCACCATTTTCAGGGCGACTCGGGAAACGGAAAGGCCAAGGGAAAAGCGTAGCTGCCGATTTCCCTTGGCTGGCGTGGCAGCAGGCAGCTTTCGGAATCCTTAGATGGACGCCGAAAACATTCTGGAACTCGTCTCTGACGGAGTTCCTTGCCGCTCTTGATGGCTTCACGGAAGCCCGAGGCGGGAAGAAAAACGCAGAGCCACCGACCGACGCGCAGATGGATGATCTGCTCAAGAAATACGGAAAACCCAAGAAGCCCGCCTAGTGCGGGCTTTTTCTTTTTATGGAGAGCCGCGTGGCCGAAGAAAACACCGATATTATTCTATCCATTTCCTCAGATGTCGCATCGATGCGACGTGCGCAGAAGCGAATGGAAGAAATGCTGAACTCTATGGGCAGGAGTTCCGACAGCGCCTTCAATAAAATAGCAGACCGGGCGAACGCTGATATGCGCCGCATTGAGGAGGGCGCAATCAAGCTTCGCCGCCAGCTCGACGCGACATTCCAGAAATCGTTCGGCGGCAGCTTAAATAAAGGACTGGCTGCGGTCGGCTCCGTCTTGGGTACAAACGAGGTCCGCAAGTACGCAGACCAATGGACAACTGCTGAAAATATGTTGAAGGCAGCGACCGCTGCCACCGGTATGCAGACACGAAGCTTAAAGGAGCTCCGGGTAGGCGCGGACGATGCGCGCGTGTCCGTTGAAGATTACGTCGATCTTTACGCGCGAATGGTGCGGTCTGCATCTGGCGTTGCCAAGTCCGAAAACGAAATCGCTCTGGCTACCAATCTCGTTTCCAAGGCGTTCAAGGCTGGCGGCGCGTCTGCGCAGGAACAGGCGGCTGGTATTCTCCAGCTCGGCCAGGCACTCGGCAGTGGCGTTCTGCAGGGTGACGAGCTGCGCTCGCTGCGCGAAAATGCGCCCATTGTTGCCAAGGCCATCGCGGATGAGTTCGGCGTTACCGTTGCTAAGCTGAAAGATCTCGGCGCCGAAGGCAAACTCACGTCTGACCGCGTGTTTAGAGCAATCATCAACGCCCAGAAATCCATCGAAGCGCAGTTCGCCGCGACGAATGCCACGATTGGCGACGGCATGACTGCCATCAACAATGCAATGCTTTGGTCTGCCCCCTGAAAAGTGGTCCTCCCTGAAGTAGGCTATTGAGCCGTAGGAGGACGTTGGAATGCCCCAGAAGAAGCACAAACCCGAAGAGATCGTCGCGAAGCTGCGCCAGGTCGA